GCGCGTGACGCCCCATCGGCCAAAGCCTTCGACTGGTTCTGGCGCCACATGGCCGCCAACGCCTCCGCGCCCGACAGCGTGGAAGTGTCCCACGAAGGCCGCTGTGGCCGCTGTGGCCGCCCCCTGACCGTCCCAGAGAGCATTCGCTCAGGGTTCGGTCCCGAATGCATCGGAAAGGTTTGACCATGGATAATTCCATCGAGGCGCTACTCGCCAGCGCAACACAACACGGGCTCGACAGCGAGCCCGACCATGAAGTCGGCGACTTGCAGCAATTCTTGCGGCTCGCCTGGGAGATCATGACGCCTGCGCAATGCGAGCGGCTCCTCGCCGACGCTCAACCTTGGAGATGGGAATGAGCAAGATCGGCGTCGAACGACAGGCGCGCCGGTTGGCGCGCCTCCCTAACCCTCAACAGCGTCTAGAGGCTGGCGAACGTCTGGTGGCGCTGTTGGAGGCGGCGATAGAGCGCATGCGCGCCATAGAGCGCAAGCAAACCGAAAGGAGGTGATGGAGCCCAGGCCCGTTTGGCGCACCCGAGCGGGCCTGATCGGCATCACCGCCGGGAAAAGGAATTGCCATGAAAAACCAAGAATACACAGAACATTTTCGCGATGGCATGCGGGCCGCGCTGAACCTGACGCGGGCGCAAGCCAACGTCTACGCCAACGCCCTGCCAGTGCGCGCGGGCGACGCTTTCCTGGCAGGCTATTACGCCGAAAAGCGCCGTTTGAGGGCCGCGTGATGTCTTGGAAGCCCGAAGTTCAGATTGAACCGGACGGCAAATGGTGCGGCAACGGTTTGCGCTTCGCCACCCGGGAGGAAGCGATGAGCCAAGTTACTGACTTGGCCTTTCGCTGGACCTCCGTCCACGACACGCGCGTGGTCGAAGACCACAACCCGGTCAATTACGCCTACGTGGATCACAAACTTGTTGAGGCCAGATGAGCCTCGACCAGTTCCTGGCTGAGAACATGCTCAGCCCCGAGGCGTTCGCGAAAATGGTCGGGGTTCACCCGACCACCATTTACCGCGTGCTGGCCGGTCGCACGATCCCCAAGCGCAACACACTGCGAAAAATCCTTGAACTCACCTCTGGCCACGTCAGCGTCGCCGAATTGCTGGGAAGGCAAGTTTTATGACCTGGATCCAACTCGACAATCGCCTGCATCCCGCCGATCTCGGGTTCCTGCCCGAGATCCTCTTGCCCGAAGACAAGCGCCCAGTGCGCGAGCAACTCAATGACCGCTACGCCCATGGCGGCGGCTACCGACCATTCTCGGGCAACTTCAGGCTCGATCGCATGACTATGACCCTGCGCTATCCCGGCGATCCGCCGTTTCGCCCAGGCGCCATGACCCAGATCGGCGACGAGCAGGTCTATTTCTACCCGCAGGGCGCTTGGCTCCTGATCCTGCAGCCCAATGGCGATTTCGAGGTGACCAGAGTTGACTAGCGGTCGTAAGCCCAAATTAACCCCACAAGAGGCGATCGAGGTTCGCGAGCTTTACGCCGGGCCTGGGCGATGGACGGTTTCATCGTTGGCGCGCTCCTTTGGCGTCAACATCTGGGTGATCCAAGCGGTTTTAAACCGCACTGGAGCCTATCAATGAAAGTCACCTCGACCGACATCGCCGCCAGCGCGCAAGGCACCTGCATCGCCATCGCTCAGGCGATGGCGACCTACCAACGCTGCGATGTGGCGCGCTCGCAATTGCGCAGCGAACTCCTGGTCAGCGTCGATGCGCTGCATGAGCGCCTCGCCCATGAACTTTTGGCTCTGTGCCGCAAGCACAAGGAGGAACGATGAAGTTCAAAACCTTTAACTCGCAACAGAAGAAAATGATGGTCCGCCTTGGTGGCGCAAGCGGTCCCGGGCCTGTTCAGGTATCCAAGCACGCCAAAGCCAAGCAACCGTCCAAGGGAGGCAAAGATGCGAAAAAATAGCTGGGCGAGCGTGTTCGGCCCCAAGCGCCGCGCGATCGACAAGGCGCTGCTCGCCGAATGTGAAAAGACCATCTGTCAGGCGGACCTGCGCGACATCGAACTCGACATCGAGCGCGAGGAGCGCCAGCGCGCCAGGATCGACAACCAAGCGCGCGAAGCGATCGCCAAGGCGTTCGGGCGACCCCTGACATGAGGTACGGCCTCAGCTTCATGGAGAGGGTCCACATCGTCACCGGCGAGGGCAAACCTCAGCTGGGAAGCCGATGGATGTACACCGCTTGCAATAGCGATGGCATGAACATGCTGGATGACATTTCCGAATGGAAGGTCAAATCCTACCCGATGTGTCGCCTCTGCCGGCGCTCGCAATTGACGCTCGATGAGCCGACGCCTAAATAGGACTACGAAGTGGAAAGGGCTATGAACGTTCAACTGGATCGAACCTTGATTTACCGCACCAAGCGCCGGGCGCGCGACGACGGGCTGACCCAGGACGAGCGGGTCGCGATCAACCTCTTGTGGCGCCGGGGGATCAAGGTTCCGATCCTTACCCGAGTCTTTAAGGTGGGCAAGAACACCATTTATTACAAAGCCTTAACTGGCGAGGCGGACTCCTATCCGAACTCGCCGCGGTCGAACTCGGCCCGCGACACCAACGACCTGATCGAAGAACTTGGTGAGAAGGCCGCCTGGGCGAAGTTCGTCACCGACGAAATGATCCAGGCCTGCAACGAGGAACTGGCCAAAGAGCTTGAGCAGATGCGGCTTGCACGATGACCGACGACAAGCCTCCAGGGGCCGAGTGGGCCGACATCGAGGTGCTGATCGATCGGGTGCTGAGCACCCAAGCCGAGGCGGCCCAGCGCGGCGCCCTGTGCCTGTGGACCATCTACGACCATCCCATAGATTACCCCGACCACATCGTGGCCCGCCGGCATGAAGCGCCGGGCGGCCCGACTCAGAACGCGATCGGCGGCAAGCTCGAATTCCTGCGCGAGATCTTCGAGAGCGCCGGGCTGCATCGGGTCGATCGCGAGCCCGGCGACGACACCAAGATTATCGAGACGTGGATCTGATGCCGGTCGCCGACAAGCATGTCTGGCAATTCAAATCTTACCGACCCTGGCCGCTTGCAGTTTTAGACCGCGACTTTGACCGGCCCGATTGGCAGCACGACATGGTCGAGCGCCTGAGCCGCGGCGAACGGGCGCCCGAGCCGATGGCTGAGCCGGTTCCCGGCGAGCGGTTTCGTAGCGAGCGAGAAGTCAGCTGGCAGGCCGCCGAGGAAACGGCCAAAGACGCCGTACGCACCGGCGCAGCCTATTTGACCGACCGGCAGAACGCCGCGCGCGCCGAAAAGCGGGCGCTGCTCAAGCAGGCCTATGACGAAGCGGTCGCTGCGCTCAGAGCCAGAAATGAAGCAGCTGAAGCCAGAGAGGCTGAAAAGGCCCGGGCGCGCGCTGAGGCCCATAGGGAATATTGGGCCGAGCAACGACGGCGCGAAACGCTTCGGATCCAGGCTCAGCACGATTGGGAGCGCGAAACCATCCTCCGATGTCAACGCTGGATGTGCCAAGTGTGCAGAGCGAAAGTGATGCCCACAGAGGTCGATGGAGGCTACGAACTCCGATGCGTCCCATGCGATCGAAGCACCGTGGTTGAGCACGCCAAAATGATCAAATGGTTGATGCCATGACCCCGCGTGAGGCCGGATCGATCGAACTCGAGGAGCCCGACTGGCGCGCCCGCTTCGAGGAGCACACCAAACGCTGGCCCAAATGGCCGCGCTATCTGCAGGAAGACTCGGCGTTCGAAGCGACCCTGAAGGACTACCGGCGCTTTCACTTCAGCTGGGTCGAGGGCAAGCAGATCCCAATGCCGGCAGCGCCGGCCAATATTGCGCTCGCCAAGCTGGGACTGTTCCCGCCCCGCTTCACCATCAAGGACGTGCCGCGCACCGACGCTACCGGGTTCCAGTGCGACGATCACATGTGGGTCGGCCCCTGGCGGATCGTCGCCATCGAAGACCGCATGCTGCTCATGGAAAAATACATGGAGATCGAAGGCAAACCGGAAACGCGCCAGATCGACCTCGCGAAGGCCGACTGGTCGAAATACACCGCCTCAGCAATCGCGGTGTTGGAGGCGAGGTGCGAATATGAGCAACGTGACAAAAGCCAGGAAGCGGTTGGAAGCGGCTTTATTGGGGGAAGTACGGACTGATGCCAAATGGCGTGAAATCATCCGTGAAGTGGTGGTTGATCTGACCCGTGAGGCGTCGATCCAGAAGACTCCCGGCACCAAGCGCAATCAGGAACAGATCCTGCGCGACAAAATCAAAATCATCTCGACCAGCGTCGCCGATCCATCGCTCAATTATCAGATGATCCTGCAGCACTCGGGCGTGAGCAACATCAATATCGCCCGCGTGTCGGAAACGCTAACGCGGGCGATCGATAGACACGGCACGTTGCTGACTGCGCTCGCGGTTTACAAGACCGAGTACAACAAGAAATATCCACGACTCGGGCCGCTCTAACGGGCTCCAGCCGACAACTGGAGCCCGCCATAGTCCGCATGAGGTCGGGTGCGAAGCGGCCTCGTTTGTTCATCTAACAACGCAATTTCGAACTGTCCACATCACAGTTTGACAGCCTCCGCGAACAGGTCGAGATCTCGACGCCTCCCCGGGTGCGTCGATGTCAGAATTAACAAAAATCCAGCGCAATCTTACCGTCAATTTCATCGATCAACGTCGTCTCAATGTCTCGGTTATCTGGTTCAAATCCGAAAGCGCCGTTCCCGTCGAAGGGCCGGCGCAAACCGTTCCCAAGGATTGGCTGAACGAGGGCGAGGAGCGCAATCTCGGGGCTGAACTGCGCGACGGCTTCGTCGAACTGCAGATCAAGGCGCCCGACGATATCTGGTTCAAGCTTTTCGCCTCCCAGGTCGACGCCAGGGCGGCCTGGGGCGGCTATCTCAAGCCGGTCAGCTCCGTTCTGTTCAAGATCGCCGATCCCCGTTCTATCGAAGCCTGGATCGATCGTTGGCCGCGCGGCTCGAAGGACAAAGCAAACGCCTGGGTTGAAACCAAGCTCGCCTATTCGTTGCAAGGTAAAACCAAGCCGATCCCGTATTACAGCGCGCCGTTGCCCGGCTCGCGCTTTGCTGGCGACACGATCGTCTGGCGGCCGGGGGGCAAGCCGGCGGCCGACAATCAGGAGCTTGGAACTGAGGATCTCGAAGCAAGGCCTGTGCCTGCGACAAATTGCGAAACTATTTGTCGTGCGATCGCCTTCGCCACGCTTGGTTACTGGATCCGGATCTATCTCGACGGCTCAGACCATTGGGACGAGAGCCTTTTGCGCACGCTCGGCGGCTGGATAGCGCGTGAGGCGTTCCTTGAAGGCCCGGCGGTCAACGAGCGCAACAAGAAGCTTGGCGATTTGTGCTGGGCGCCGATCGACAATGGGACAACTGCGGCTGAGTTGATCCAGTTTCTTGCTGGCCTGGGTGCGCCGCGCGAGTTGGAGGGGTTCTTTCATCGAGCCGAGCTGGAACTGGACCGCAATCGGGAAGCGCCCGTCTCGGGCTGGCCGGCGCTCGAGCGGACGCTTGGCGTCCAGGCCAAAATTGGGATCCGGCGGGCGTTTCGGGCTGGCGCCGACATCAACGCCATCGAACGGTTTCGTGAACGCTATGTTTTTAACACCAGTGAAGATGTCTATATCGATCGGGAAGCCCTGTTGAGAGGTGTTAATTTTGAGCGGAAATTCGATGCTTTGGTTCGCATTTACGACAATGAAAGCATCATCCTTAAAAACAAGCCTTACAACGTGTTCCGGCTTTATTCACAATCCAAATTGCGCACTGATGTCATGCGCTCAGACGGCTTCCCAGGCCAAGAGCCGGGAGCGATTTTGCGCTATTCGCCAGTGCATGGACTGATCAACAACGACGACCGACAGCCTGACGAGTATCATGTTCTCAACACGTATCGCGGGTTCATCATCAAACCTGCTCAGACCATCAATGCGACGATTATGCGCGCGGCGGTCAGCGCGCTCGACACCATGTTGGGATACCTGACCCAAGACAACGATGCTCAAATTTTGTGGCTCAAGAAATTCATTGCCTGGATCATTCAGCACCCAGAGATCAAGCAGCAGGTATGCCCGGTCGTTATCGGCGGCCAGGGCGTCGGCAAAAGCGTGTTTGGCGATGAGTTTATGAAAGCCCTATTTGGCGAACTGGCTGGCGCGCCGGCCGGGTTTGCCCCGGCGGAAAACAGGTTCACAATCACCCCCTTTGTCGGACGGCTGATCACGTTCATTGATGAAGTTCGGTTAAAAGATCGCCCCACAATTGATGAGTTAAAGAAAATCATTCGCACCGTCCGTTTGGCTGGCCGGGAAATTTACAAGAGCGAGCGACAATATGACATTTACAGCCGGGTGCTCCTGGCCGCCAATCAACCGAATATCGGATTGTCGCCGGAAGACCGGGCTGATCGGGCGTTCTTTTTCATCATCTCCTACACCGCCGAGAACAAGCACATGCTAACGCAAGAGTTCCAGCAATGGGCTTGGGGATTGAAACCGTTTTACAATGAGCTGATCACCAATTTGAAGAACGTTCTTTTTCGTCAACACTTGATGCGTTATTTCGTCGATCTTGAAGTTAACCGTGAAGAGCTGGAAGATCTTACTCACTCATCGCGCGACGATGAGCAGGTGGTTACCTCGACGATGTCGCAAGCGCGATTGGTAGCGCGCTATATGATCGCCGACGCCCGAGTGGTGCAGACGCTCGATATCACGGCGTGGTTCAATATGCCGCTCTTGTCGGGCGGGGTGCAACGGGTCGCCAAGGAGCTCAATATTCGCCCGGCGGAAACCCTGCAGGTGCTGTTCGAATTTCAGCGCGCCAGCATCGTCGAGGAGATGGGTAGTGGTTTTTATCGCTTTAAATATCGTTATGGCGATCTGATCAAGAAACTCGGCGACGCGCACGGCCTTGCCATCATGCCTCAACATCCCGTAGAGAGTACGGATCACGGTCCCAACACCGTGACGACAACCTACGGGGCTCCGGAATGGCGGGGAAAAAACAGACAGGCGCAGCAAGATACGCGCAAGCGTTACGACCGCGACGTGGACGACATTGGTATGTCGGATTGATCTTTCTCGCCACCCCGGCCGACGCCCACTGCTACCGGATCTGGCATTACCTCAAACCCCAACGCTGTTTCACTGCGCTCGCGCCGCTGCACCGCACCGTACTGAGCCGGCTCAGTACAGAAGATCGGATCGAAATTCCGTTGCCGGATCTCAACTGGATCGATTGCCCGCTGGGGGATGAGCGATTGCGCGGCATTGCGCTTTTGCGGGATTTGAAGGATGTTCCGGCGCAGCGATAGGAGGCCGATCATGGCAACCGTCAAGCGCACCACCAGCACCACAATTTCTCGCACCCCGCCGCCGTTGCCCCAGGACGAGCCGCCGCAACGACTGGCCAGTCGACTGCCCAATGCGCCAGGGCAGTTGCCCGATGAGCCGCCGCCGCCCGACAATCAGTGGCCCGGCGTCGAGCCCGAAGAGGTCGAGCCCGGCGCGCCAGCGCAAAGCGACGTCGTCCCGGTTGGCGTCGAACAATTCCAGCGATCACAAGAGATGCAGGCGATGGGGATCCACAATTGGGTCGCCGCGCACGATGAACGCAATCTCGACGAGCCGCAGCAGCAGGTTGCTGGCGTAATCGATTATGAGCGGCGGTAGTCCGCCTCCCGGCTGGACTCTCGGTCCGGACGGAAACTGGATCCCGCCCAGCGCGCTGCCGGCTCCAGGCGCGACGCCGATGCCGGCCGGCGCTCCGGTTCCTGGCGGCGGCACGACAGGCGCTGGTCCCAGCGGTGGGATGCTGCCAGGGAGCGGCGTCATTCCTCGCCCTGCCAGTGCGGGCGCACCCTCAATGGGCTATCCGGCGCTCGGCGCCCCAGGCGCGAGCCTCAACACCACTGGGCCGCAGATCATCCCACCGCGGCGCGGAATTGCCCCCAACAAGCAGGTTGGCCAGTTCACCGGCGGCACATCGACCGAGAACGCTTGGGATCCGCGCAGCTGGTTCAAGGCCAATCCGAACGCGACCTTTCAAGCCGGCTCGCCGATGAACGGACCCGGCGGCCCAGCTGCAGGCGCGCCCGCCTTGGGGTTCGGCGGTATGATCAATCCAACCTTTCGCGGCGCGATCGCCGGGGCTGGCGTCATGGCGCCGACTCCAGCCGAGACGGGCGAGCTCCAGCCAAAGTATTGGCCTAACCCGAATTCAGGGCAGGGCGGTATCGGATCGGACGCCAACCGGCCGGTGTTGGGCGCAGCTGGTTTTCCAACCACTTATGCTGCGCCTGGGCAGCAACCGCCTGTGCCGACGCCCGGCGCGCTCGCGCCGCCTTCGCGGCCCGTCACGCCTACCCCGGTGGCTGCGGCGCCGCCCGGCGCAACGCCCGGGCCGGTCAATGGCAGGGTCAATCCAGCGTCGGTCAATCTCGGCAACAATCCATGGATCATGGGCAATCGACCCAACGCCAATCCAGGGATCGGCGGCGGCATGCTGGGCGGTGGATCGATCGGCGGGGCTCGAGGAACCGGCGGCCCACCGCAAATGGGCATGCTTGACCTGTCGCAGTTGTTTCAACATCCCGCTGTTCAGGCGGCGATGCAGCAAAATCAGCAACAGCAGGCGCAGCCTTCGTCGCTCATACCCACCGCGCAGCCTTCGTCGCTCATACCCACCGCGCCGCCAAGCATCGGACCGCTTCAAAGAGGCGCGAAATGGCCGCCCAAATTCGGTCCCAATTTGACCGTGCCAGGAACTGAGCTCGGTGGAGAAGGGACAAGCACATGAGCATGGATCCGGTCACCTTCCAGGGCAAAATCAGCCTGATCATGGCGCAATATTGGGCCTACCCCAATCTGGCGGCCGAGGTGCAAGCGATCATCACTGCGCTCGACGCTGATCCGACCACTTACGACAAAACCATGCAGACTCCCGCAGTCGGTCTGATCCCCGGCATCGCCGGGCAGACGCCGTTCACCAACGAAATGCTGCGGATCATCAACATCGGCAAGGCCGGCAATCTCAGTAACACTGCGATGGCCGACGAGATCAACGAACTGCTCGGCAACGCCGTGCCGCCGGTCAACGTCGATGCGCCGTTCATCCCGGGAACCGCGGCGCTCAATAGCGTGCTGACGGTCACCAACGGCAATTGGCTCAATCACCCGACTTCGTACACCTATCAGTGGCGACGCGGCGCGGCGACGGCGATCGCCGGGGCGACTGCGGCGTCCTACACCATCGTCGCGGCCGACGTGACGGCCGGCGAGGTCAATTGTCTGGTGACCGCGGTCAATGGCGCAGGCTCAACGTCGCAGGCTTCGAACAGCGTCATCGTCACCGCGCTTGGATGATCGAGCGCCTGTTCCCAACGGAGGCCGATGCGTGGTTGCCAGAACTGCCCGAGCCGCCTGGACCGCCCGATCTGGTTTGGTGGCTCAGTCATCGCGAGCCGCTGGTGCTGATGGCCGCCCGGCGGCACACCACCCGCGCGTGGCATAGCTATGTCGTTTTGCCAAGGAGCAATCCATGCCAGCGATCCTCGATGAAGCGGTCAGGCAACTGAAAAAGAAGGGCTGGGGAACGTCGAGCGCCTATGCGATCGGCACCTCGACGCTGCAGAAGAGCGGCAGCTTGAAAAAGGGCACGAACCAGCCGACTGCCAAGGGCGTCAAGCGGGGTAAGATGTCCCAGGCTGAGCGGCGGAGGACGATGTGAGCGAGTTGACTTTCGGCACGCGCGCAGTTGGGCTTTCCTTCAACCCGAGCGGCAGCGGCGAGGTTTACGATCTGAAGGTCGCTGCAGCCAACTTCATCGATGTCTGCAATGCCGGGCGCGAAGGTACAGCCGATCCCGAGGTCAAGCGCATGTACTCGGTGGCGATCACCGAGGCGCAGACGGCGCAGATGTGGGCGGTAAAGGCCGCGACTTGGCGCTAGCCAATGACCTCTCGCCACGCGAGCGCGAATGCTTGCTATGGATTGCGCGCGGCAAGACCTATGCAGAAGCCGCGCTGATTATCGGGATGTCGTTTGGCTCGGTCAAAACCTACCTCGACAATGCGCGCTACAAGCTCAATTGCGCCACGCTGGCCCAAGCCACCGCGCTGGCAGTCGCGATCGGTCTTTTTACTCCCGAGGATTTGAAAGGGCGTTAGCGCCCAGGAACATGTCGTGGCGCGCCGGAACGCAATTGCAATTGTAAAACGCCTGATTGATCAGCCCGTCTTGTTGATATTGCGGTTGTTGTGCCAGCATCTGCGCTGCCTGCGCCTGCTGCGAATAAGCCATCAGTTGCTGCGCTTGCGCCTGGGCCTGGGCGACCTGCTGCATCGCAGAGTCCGACCCGTAGTACCGGCCACGCCACGCCTCGGCCAAATCCATCCAACGGTCACGCTCGCTACGGAGATCATCGACCTGCGTCTTGAGCTGGGCGATTTCGGCATCGCGCGGATCGACTTTGACCGGCTGTTTGGCGACGAAACCGGTGATCATTAACGCAAGCGTGCTGATAATCGACATACTTCCCCTCTTTCCGCTTGACAGTCCCAAACAGTCCGAATAGCTCTGGTGGCAAGGCCCCTGTGTGGTCTTAAACCAGAAGGACTGATCAGATGCAATTCGATACCGAAACCGCGGCCAACTATGCCGGCCAGAAACTCGACGCCCTGCTTGAGCGTGCCACGCGCGACGCCAACACGGCGATCGAAAACGCCAATATTCCCGACGCCGTTGTATATTTCTCCGAGCTGCGCGACACGGTCAAGACGCTGGCGACCAAGATGTCGGCTCTTCAGTCGCTTGTCGACACAATCTCGCAGGAGCTCCTGCCGACCCTGTTCGGCAACCAGGGCGTCAAGACGATCAAGATCGACGATATCGGCCGAGTGTCGATCAACGACCGTTGGTCAGCCTCGATGCTCGACAAGGCCGCAGCCTTCCAGTGGCTGCACAACACCAACAATCAAAGCCTGATCATCGAAACGGTCAATGCCGCGACGCTCGGCGCATTCGCCAAAGAGGAGGCGTTAGCCAAACGGTCATTGCCAAGCGACATCTTCAAAGTTTCCTCCACGCCTTACACCAGCATCACCAAGGCGTGACATGAACTATGAAAAGCCCCGTTATCGCTGGAACAGTTCAAAGGAAATGTACATCGTGAGCAACGACATCGTAAAAACAGAGAGCGCATTGGTCCCTGACTGGATGCGCAAGGCCTCGACCGGCGCGTCGATGGGCAACATTGACGGGTCCGACCTCAAGCCGCCGCGGCTGAAGATCCTGGCCGGGCAAAGCCCCGAAATCATGGACCGCACCCCGGGCGCCAGCGTCGGCAATTTTTGGATGACGATCCTGAACAAGGACTTCGGCCCCTCGGTCACCGGCACGCCGATCTTCCTGCGCAAGAGCTACCAGCTATGGGCGCCGAAAGGCGTCGGCGGCCCCGGTGAGCAGAAAGGTCCGCTGGCGACCGCCTCGGACGGCATGCATTGGGACCACCCCAACCAGACCTTCGAGGTCCGCTTCCCCGGCAATCCGAAAGTCTACAAGTGGCATATTCGAACCACCGTTTTCGAAAACAAGATGCACAAGTTCGGCTCGAGCCAGGACGACAATCCGAGTTCGAAGCCGGCGGCGACCCTGACCTATGACGTCTTGTGGCTGATCGACTTGCCGAACGGCAAGAAGCAGCTTTGCGTGTTCACCAACGCCCGCACCGGCATCGCACCAACCCAGAACTTCATCTCGACCGCGCGGGCGATGGGGGTCGATCAATTCTATCAGCGGTATAAGATCGTCAGCCAGCGCAAGACCGGGCCGACCGGCGACTTCTACTACACCTACGATTACCAATATCTCGGCAATCTGCAGACCGAGCAGGAAGGGATCGAGGCGCGGGCGCTCTACGATCAGTACGCCAAGAGCGGGTTTGTCACCGACTTCGAGGGCGAGGCTGAGACGATCCGCGCCGATCGCAATCCAGAGCCGCGGCCCATGTACACGCCCAAAGAGGACCAGGACGACATTCCGTTTTAGTGAACCCTCCGAGCGACGGAGGTAGGAGAGGCTTGTCCTCAAGCACAAACCCCCGATTGGGGGCGAGCCTCTCCGCAAGGGGGAAATATGCCGCCATTGAGCATCGACAACTATGTTCGGGTGACCGCGCTGGTCATGTACGAAACGATCCAGCTTAGCCTGATCTCATCCTTCATTGAGATCAGCGCCAAGGAACGGCAGGAGCGGACAATCGAGATCCTCAACCTGATGGCGCGCCGCTGCGGCTGCGAGATCCGGCGCCTGTGCTTCGAGGAGGTGGACGGTGAGTAAGGCAGTGGTGACCGAAGCCGTCGAAGGCAAGATCAAGATCTACGGCCATGGCGAACTCTGGCTCACTCCGGTGGAGGCCTTCAACTTGGCCAGCGAGCTTATGGAAGTCGCCAAGCGGGCCAAGGAGCAGATCAAGGACGCCAGGATTGAGAAGTGACCGATCACCGAACCCTCTACGAGAAGATCCGCGCAATCGCCGAGGACCAGCGCGGCGATCCGGCGACCCGCGCCGCGGCGCAGCGCAAGCTGGCCAGCTTCAAGCCGGCCTGGACCCCGCCGCCCAACAAACGGCACCCTGGACTTTGGCCCTCGCCCGAGCACGAACGCTACACGTTCATGGACCTCAGCAACTGGAACCGGACCGTCAATGGCAACCGATCCCACGTCATCACCCACAAGGGCGTCACTTACCGGGTCGTCCTGTTCGAATACAAGAAGATCCCGGATTATGGCTGGTCGCGTTTCGAAACCGTGATGCGCGACGCGGTGTTTTCCGGCCGGTTCCACACTCTTGGGGAGGCGCACAGGGACGCATGGACCCAACTGATGAAGCTCTAACCTACCCTTACGCCGTCACTCTAGACGAGGTGCTGGAGATCGTGATCGAGCATTTAGAGATTGTCAGAAACACAGATGGTCTACTAAAGCAGGGGGTTCATCTGAAGATGGCGTCGCGGGCCATGCGCTGCGCCCTGGAAATCTATGGTTCGCAATTAGAGGTGCTGAACAAGGAAAAGCAATGAACACGTACGAACTGACTTTTAAATGCCCGAACAAGGAAACCTTCATCGAGATGATCGAGAAGATCGGGCCGATCGCTGGCACGATGCAGGTTAACGTCAACAAGATCGTCAAGGAGCTGTCGGTCGGCGACAACACTCAGTCGCCCTACAAACTCCGATCGAAGCCGACCAGGATGCGCAGCTCCAAGGTCAACGACACGATCATCGCCTCACTGCAGAACGGCCCGTTGAGCGCCAAAGAGCTCAAGCAGGGGCTGGAGGACGCTGGCTTGGCCGCCGGGTCGCTATCGACCGGCCTCGCCGCCCTGCAGAAGAACCGCGTTATCGAGCGCGTCTCGGAGGGCGTCTACGGGCTTGTTGGTTACTCCCAGGCGGCTGAGTAAGTGGACGAGGCCGCTCGCAAGCGGAAGCTGGTCGCGGAGGTCAACGCCCTCCGCGGCGGCTACGCACGCCGTCTCGAGGATCGATTTGCGGTCGGCGTGCTCGACCTTGTCATCAAGCTTCCTCGTCTCCCGTGGATCTGGGCCGAGGGTAAGATTGTCGATGGCTTCAAGTTCGCCCCGACCGAGCGTCAGTGGGTCGAGGGCAACAGGATCCTGGCGACCGGCACTCCGGTCGTCCTCATCGGCTGGAAGGGCCCGATCATGCACGTTTCGCCGTGGGTGGAGCAGGCCGACACCCGCGAATGCTTTTTCGGTTCCCGAGACGGCGCCGCCGTTCTGGGCAAGTTTCTCTTGATGAAAGTAACCGCATGAACCTCGACGATAGCTTACGCGACAAGGTGATGACCAACGGCGCTTTCGAAGACACCGCGCAACTCGCTCAAGGGCTCAAATTCGCGCTCAGGCGTGGGAAGAACTGGGAGCTCCTCCCACCTGAGTCGAAGGAGGCTTTGGAGCAGATCGCTTCACGCATCGCGATGATCCTCAGCGGCGACGCTAACGATGCCAAGCACTGGAACCGGATCGCGATGTATGCGCGGGTGCGCGACAAGGCGCTGACCCCAACGCCGACGCTCGAAAGCAGCGTCGCCCAGGCGGTTCGCACGCGCGTCAACCTGTTTGAACCGGCGACGCCGCGGATACGGGAGCCCGGCGATGCGGCTCCCTGAGATCCTGACGCGGCTCGAAACCGCCCTCCAAGAATTACTGCCGATACGCGGTCAGCTCGAAGGGGATTGCCCAGACGAAACCGCATTGGTGCTCGGTCAGGCGATCGGAACGGTATTCCAAGCCAAGGCGCTGGTCGAGCGCGATCTCAGACTGCGAAAAGAGCGCGAGGAAGCCGATGCGTAACCTTTTCGAGCTTAACGCCTTTCGGATCCCCGACACGCCCTACGAGGCTGGCGCGATCGGCGGGGCATTCCTGATCCCCTATCCGCTCGCTGGCGAAAAGCTTCGCTGCATTGCGACCGCGGGTGAAGGCTGGGATCACGTCTCGGTCAGCCCGCACGTTTCCAAGCGCACCCCAAGCTGGGCCGAGATGAGCTACGCCAAGGCGACTTTCTTCCATGAAAAAGAGGTGGTGATGCAGCTGCACGTTCCCGAGGAGGATCACATCAACGTTCATCCCTATTGCTTGCATCTCTGGCGCCCGCACAACGCCAAGATCCCCCTTCCACCGAAGGTGATGGTCTGATGACCGAGGCTGAAGAATGGCGCGCCCAACGCCAACGCTACGAGGCGTTCAGCGCCACTGAATTAGGCAAGCTCTATCGCGCCTACGACAAGGCGACGATCGACTATTGGCAAAAAGACGGAGTCGAAAATTTCCCGATCAAGCGCCTTCAGGAATTGCACCAAATTGCACGCGAAGCGACCAACGCCTTCGTCGCCAAGCTGATGGAGATCGCCGGTGTCTAAGGGTTTCACCTACAAATCCTACAATTTCACCGACAAGGATCCGATCATCGACGAGATCAGGACCGTCGTTCAGGGGAGCGGCTGGACCCACAAGCGCATTCAAGAGGAGTCGGGCGTCACCACGGTGACCCTGCGCAACTGGTTCGCTGGTTCGACGCGCAAGCCCCAGGCCGCCACGCTCAACGCGGTAGCGCGGGCGCTGGGCTACAAATTGAGCTTCGTCCCTTATGAGGCGGCCTCCGCCGTTCAACCCATGCCAGCGGCCTCCGTAGGCCACGCTGTGCGCATGGCCAAGATCAGGCGGGTGAAATGACCTTCGCTAAAGAACTTCAGACCTTCTTGAAACGCCATCGGATGAGCCAATCCGATTTCGCCGAGGAGATCTGGGGCCGCTACCTCAACACCGAAGGCAAGCATGTGGCGCGCGGCCGCGATCGGATTTCAGTCTGGGTTCGGGGGATCAGCCAGCCATCGGAGGAAAACATGCGCAAGGTTGTAGCTGTATTTGTGAGATACTTATGAGCATCAAATTCAAAATCGGTTTCACCATGGACGCCGAGACGCTGTTCGGCCTGATGTCGAAATTCCTGCCGGTCGAGAACCTCTCGGTCGAGGAGCTGATCGAGCGGCGCCCGGTCGAGGCGATCGCCCACGCCGTCAAGCGCATCACCGCCAAGCGCATCACCACCAAGCACAAAAAACGCCCGGTCCAACTCGACAGCGGTATCAACGGCATCATCATGACTGCGATATCGGACAAGCCAGCGCGCCCGATCGATATCCGACCCAAGGTCATCGCTGCCGGTTTTTCCGCCAACTCGCTCACCTCGCGAATGATGTTCCTGCGGGAGCGCGGCATAATCGAGCCGGTCGGCGACGGGACGTGGAGGAAGAAGTGATGACCCGCATTGAAATGTGTGAAGAGTTTACAGCTCGCTATAGCAGAAGCGACGATCCTCTCTACGCGATCGCCATGGCCATATTGGAGGTTGCTGACGCGATTGATAATAACAGTTCAGATTTTAGCGATCTTGCTGAGCTACCAAACATCGTTAAAGCAATTAAAGAACGATCATGAGCCAGCTCGACCCGGTCCAGATCGCCGCCCTCGACTTCGCTCGCAACAAGCCGGGCGTCGGGTGGTTCCTTGAACAGGGGCTGGGCAAGACCCTGTGCGCGCTCGCTGAGTTCGAAGGCTACACGCTGACCGGCGAGGCCGACCGGATGATCGTGATCTGTCCCAATACCTTCAAGGAAGGCTGGATCGACGAGATCGAAAAGCACGGGTTTCAATTCGACGCCCATGTGTTCCAATCGTCGAAAAAGAAGAAGGCCGCCGAGTTCATCAATCTCAAGGGCCGCAACCGGGCGCCGGTGTTCATCCTGAACTACGAAGCCCTGCGCATGCCCAACGTCCTCAAGGCGATGACCATGTGGGCCGAGCGCGGCCGAACCTATCTGGTGATCGACGAAAGCATCCAGATCAAAGGCAACAGAAGCGAGCAAACCAAGGCGGTCCATCGGCTGACGCCGGTCTGCACCTGGGTGCGCTGCCTGACCGGCCGGCCGCAGACCCAAGGACCGCAGGATCTATGGGGGCAGCTGAGGGCGATCGGCCTGTTTGAGGGCCGGAACTTCTATGCCTTCCGCGGCGCGTTTTGCGTGATGGGCGGCTGGCAGATGAAGGCGGTGGTCGACGCCAAGAACACCGAGCAATTGGCCTTGATCATGAAGCCTGTGGTGTTCCAGGCGAAGAAGAAGGACTGGCTTCCCTCATTGCCACGCAAGGATTTCACTATCCGCGACTATCAGATGTCGACCGAGCAGCTGCGCCAGTATGCCTCGATGGAGCATGACTTCCTGCTCGCCATCGAACAGGGCTACGTCACGGTCGATGTGGCGATCGCTAAGTACGAGAAGCTCGCCCAAATCCAGACTGGCTTCATATACGACCAGTCCGGTGACGTTCATGAGCTGGTGCGCCCGGCTGAGAACCCCCGGCTCAAGCTTCTGCAGCAGCTGCTCGACGAGGAGGTCGAGGGCAAGGTCTGCATCGTCTACCGTCATCGGCCGGTCCTCGACCTCTTGATCAGGGCGCTGGTGTCCCACGACTGCGCCTGGATCAAAGGGGGGATGAAGCCCGCCGACGTCGAGGACCAGAAGCGGCGCTTCAACACCGATCCCCATTGCCGGATCATCCTCCTCCAGGCTGAGGCCAGCAAGTACGGCCATACCCTGCTCGGCGGCCCGGGACCGGATGATCTGTGCCGAACGATGATCTTTTTTGAAAATAGCTACAGCGCCGACACCAGGGACCAGATAGAAGACCGCATCCACCGGCGCGGCCAGACCGGCGAACGGGTGCTGTACATCGACCTCTCTGGCTCGCCTCTGGATCGGCGGATTGTCAAAGCCCTGCAACGCAAGGATGCTCTTTACAGATCCGTATTCAAAAACCTCAAGGTTGCCGAACCAGTATAGGAGAAACGCATGGCACAGGGTTCATGGGCGTACATCCAATTTTTCGATCAACCGAGCGGCGGGCATCCTGACCAAGGACTCCCTGGCTCAGGGCGTCCCGGCTGGGGCGGCGGCGAACACCCCTCGCATGGCCTTCCCGGCTTCCCCGGCGCGCCCGGGCATCCCGGGCATCTTCCGGCTCGGCCCGGCCGCCCGACTGATCCTGGTTATGGGATCGAAGAAGGCGGCGGCGAGGATGCGGGCCAGCTGCCGGTCTGGCCGCTCGATCCCGAGCACCCCGACGTCGGGTTGCCGCCGGTCGCCGGTCAGCCGCTGCCGCCGGTCGATCCGCCCCCGGGCACAGTGTGGCCGCCGTTGGATCTCCCTGGCGTTCCTGAAGGCAAGGCGCTGGTTCTGGCCGCAGTGGTCAGCAGCACTGGCCACAAGAAGATGCACTACTTCGTGGTCGACGTACCGGAACATCCGGTCGATCCGGATTACGGCGTTGGCGAAGAGCATCCGGACCAAGGCTTGCCGAGCCCGCAACCCCCGCGCCCTGGCGTTCCGCCGCGGCCGGGACAGGGCTTGCCTGGACAGCGGCCTCCCGCTCGACCCGATCAGGGCTTGCCCGGCGGCGGACGTCCGCCGACTGCCGGTCAGCTGCCGGGCCGCACGCCCCCGGCGCGCCCGCAGCCGAAGTGAGCTAAACCCGCGCTGGGGCTGTAGACAGCGAGCAGAGGGCGCCGGCATAATGCCGGCGCTCGTTTTTAGGAGGGTGACACATGAACAAGCTTATCCTGTCGGCCGCGTTGCTTGCGGCGATCGGCGTCACGCCCGCGCGCGCGACGCTGCAAATCGAGATCTTCGACAACGGCACATTGATCGACGACATTAGCGGGGTCACCACCGGCGCAGCCTCACTCACCGCCAACGACGCCAATTTCGCCAATATCACGGTCGCCGCGCAAGGCTCGCCGATCCTGCCGAAGGCTGATCTCTCGAGCGTCACGCTCGACGCTACCGCCTCGGCTGGCTTTACGGGCGCGCACACCTTGACTGTCGATGTCCTGCAAAGCGCCATCACCGGGACCGGCAACACGCTCTCGACCTTCACAGTCAATGGGCTGACCAACGATCCTGGCCCGACCACCGAGTCGACCTTCGCGGACGGCGGCTTGCTTGCCACGCACACCTTCCCGGTCGGCCTGCTCGACGGCGCCTTCGGGCCCGTCTCGGCAGGAGCGAGCCCGTTCAGTTCTGACGAGATCCAGTTCGCCGTCGACTTCACCGCGGCGCGACAGTCGTTCGGCGGCTCGGCGCAGCTGGTTACCGGGGTTCCCGAAACTTCCACCTGGGTGATGATCGGACTAGGCTTCGGCCTGCTCGCGTTCGCGGGCTCCCGTTCGCGGACCGGCCGGATCGCTGTCGTTTGAAAGCCTAGACCCCCCGTGGCTGATTGCGGCGACGGTTTGAGGGGAGGACGGGAGCCGCACCCGTCCTCCCTGTTTCATGTGGCTACCAATGAAACTCTGTATTAAGTGTGGGCTGAACGAACGGCGCGCGCTTGGGCAGCAATATTGTCGCGAGTGTCATAACGCCTACCAGCGCGCGTGGCGCAAGACTCATCCATTAAGCGCCGAGGCGCGGCACAAGGATAATTGTCGCAGCTACGCTGGCCAATATCTCAGATACGGCCTCATCGAACGCTACCCTTGCGAAATCTGCGATGAGGGTGAGAGTGAGATGCATCACCCCGACTACGCCAAGCCCCTCGACGTTAGATGGCTCTGCCGTAAACACCATCTGGCCTTGCACTATCCATAATCAGGGACTATGTTCCTGACATGAACAATCTCATATCAGCCGCCATTTTCTACCGATTGAGCCAGATCCGCGGCGCTATCGCGCAACCGCTCTCGGAGCGCGATGAGCGCGAACGGAGTGAAGGCGTCGCCGCATTGGTGGTCTGGGTTGCGATCATCCTGATCGTCGCCTACTGCGCCGCTCACTACTGAGGCGGCTTGTTGCCGCTCACGGCGTTGGCGACGTTGCCGGCATTGCCGGCATATAGGTTCATCAGATAATTGCCGATGTCGCCTCTGGGCGAGGTGATCCGATTGCCGGTGCCGATCGCATAGCGCGCCGCGTTGAGCGGGCCGGCCGGGCGCGGCGCCGCAGCAGCATGCAGGCCGCTGAACAACATCGCCTCTTCGAGACTATGGATGCCAGCGTTGGTCCATGGATCCTGGCCCTCGGCAGCGTTGATGTAGCCCTCGACTCCGCCGGTCACCGCGCCAGCCGCGGGCGCGATCATGTGCCGCATGGCGTACGGGCTGAAGCTGGGCTTCTGCGACTGGGTCAAAGTCGCCAGGGCGTCGCCGACCGGCGTCCCGGGCGCATTTCTGGGCCAGCTCTGCACCTGCTTGATCGCCCCCGGCGTCGGATTGTCGAGCGCCTCGAGATCCTTGATCCGGCCATGCCAAAGATTGCCGGCCTGCTGAGCCGTCGCCGCGTCGCCGGCCTGAGCCGCGACGCCCGGCTTGGTCATGCTGCCCGCCACCGGCTGGGCGTTGGCCAGCGTGCTGTCGAGCGCGGTGGCGAACTGATGGGCGACCGGGGTGTTGATGTCCTTCAGGGCTTGGCTCGCCTCCTGGATGTTGCGGCCGGTGGCGATCGGCTGGTTGACG